TCTTTGGTCAGAGTGAGCATCAAAAAGTTAAAAATCATACTGCTAGCACGATAAATAAGGAAAAGTGGTCCAAAAGTGGTCACTTTTAATATATGGTAGATTCATCTACCATATATAATATATTTCACCTACAGTGGTTCTGAGGCTTTGGCCAGACCAAGCATAAAAATTTACGTGTTACTTCTTTTTTCGTTTTTCGGGTAATACTGCGGTAAAACACATAAATCCCAGTGACAGTAAACTTATGATACAAAAGATTATGATAAATATAACAGCTGCCGAGTTTCCTGCTTGTTTAGACATCGTGAAATTTTCTTGTATACCTAGATTACCAGCCAAAAAAGGTGTTGTGTTTAGTTTTATAAGTTCTCCCAAAGATGTGAGTGGAGAGAAATCAAAACCAGTGTACCTATATTGAGCTCGACGAGTGAATCCAGTTCGTGGATCTATCCCACCACCATTGATACCATTTCCGAAATCTATGACAAGACGTTGTTCTCTAATAAACGGGGGTATACTTTCTATTAATGCGTGTTCTGTTTCAGGGAAAATCATCGTAGTAGGATAAAAAAGATCAGGGAGACCGCAAACTACGTTTTCTTCTATTTTACAGTCATTGATACCTCTTATCATTCTGAAATAACCATTAATACCCCATTTAGTTCCCCAACTATTAGCAATCCACCAAAACTTAACACCCGATTCTTCACCCCATCCAACAATTCTAATCGCATGACCACCAACTCTCACGTCATCTTTGATACTTGCGTAAATTTGGGTCTTAGGATCGAACGAATAAAAATTAGAATAAACTTCCATACCTGTCGTAATAGGTCCATTTGTGTATATCTCTGACATAATGTCTTTTTCGCTACCATGAGGAGGTGTCCCGGGGACTGAGTAATAACAAAGAGCTCGATAAAATCTCGCTGGAGTTCCATCTTCCGCACCAGTTTCTCTTTCTTGTGTGTAATTACCACACATATCTCCTTCATCTCCTGTAATAGCAGTACATAATGGCAATTGGCTGTCTTCTTTGTAGTTTACAATATCAAAACCATCTTTTCGTTGGTTATAAGACAAACATTTATCAGTATTGGTACCAATTGTATATAAATATCTCCACGAATCTATTAATGTGTTACCATGACATCCTATTTTGCCTACATTTTTAGACAACAATTCACCAACTTTGGCTGTATAGTTTACGAATTCTGGATATTCTATTTTAAGTTCTTTACCTTCCAAGTCGCATAATAATGGTCTTAGAGGAGTTAAAACTGGAGTTAGCTTGTTATTTGTTCTAAGTCTAATTCTATCAGCCAGGGCCGAAGTACTTGCCCATGCCCAACAACTGCCACATTTTCCTTGATTTCTAATAGGAGATAAATAGTCTTTCCATATCATTCTCCCGTCAAATTCATTGGGTAAATTCTTGACAATTTGTTGTTTGACTGTATGCATTTGTAGAGCTCTATCGGTAGTAGGATTGTCATTTCTCAAACTGGTTTGAAGNGGACGATCTTGAATTTTGGTCAATAATACGCTTGAGAGCTTGTTCATTTTTTTAATGTAAAATGATTTTTAAATTTATGTTAATATTAAAATGAAGATGAACAAGGAAATAATTAGTTTCAAAAACAGTATAATCGTAGCTCTGAAGACACAGGAAGCAGTTAAAACCCGAGCAAGTGCCACTATTCGGAAGTTTAAAACAACCCAGGGTGTCACAGTAGCTAACAGAGTGGCTATGGAGAGAGCTGAAAAACAACTCAATGATGCCGAAGAAAAGATAAATAATTATAACGAATCTTTGAGAAGAATCGCTTGTGGTGATTTATCAGAATTACACGAAGTTCTACAAAAGAGCGAAGAATTGACGCGGGAATTCCACGATCACGAGAGTGATTTGGCTCACAAAAAAGCCAGAGCTACCGTGGCGGGTAAAAAACGCAAAGATGCAACTTACAAAAAACTAAGGAAGGAAAGGAGATCTCATAATTGGGACAAGAAGAAACACGGAATTTTTTACAGAAAGTATCTCAGAGCCGTGGATACTCTTCCTGATTACATGAAAGACAACTTGAAAACCATGCCTAATAACAAAGGTTATCGATGGAGAGGTGTCGGGTTCTATGGTCTCCAAAAACCGATAAAAGATGAACCACTCATCCTTTTTGAAAAACGGAGGGGCGTGCTAAAAATATGTAAATATTTTAATGATAGACACGAAATTTATGAAAAGAAAGATGGAACAACAACAATGGTAGAAAAGGAATACAAGAAAAAAGTGTTTAATATCCCAATACCCCCGGGAGGGAGTCCTATAGAATACGATACAGCTCCGCAACGAAATAATCGGGGTAGACGTAATAATGGGAGAAATGGGAGACATCGTGATGGGCGTAATAATAGAAATAATCGTAACACCCGGACTAAATCCAAATCCAGAAATCTTACTGGGTGGGGTTAATTTTTTGTTGATACTTGTTAAGTATAAACAATTTAATCAGAATTATCGAGTACAGATTTCAGAAATCCATACATATCTTGATATGTGAGACTCTCGGCTATCAATAAATCCTTTTCTACGCAATATTCTTCTAATTCTTCCCCAAAATCCAAGATAGCATCTCCTAGTCTTTCTTCTTGTGTTTTTTCATCATATTCTTGTGGTGGTACTTCAGTATCTGAATCTATATCGCTGGTAGACATTTTATATAATGATCATATTGCTTTTGATCATTTTCAGAAAGTTCGAAACCTTGTAAAGAATATTTGGATGATTTTTGAAAGATCATGTAATTAAATTCTCTTTGTAAAGATGCTTTCCTGCGATTCAAACTAAATTCTTGAGTATCTAAATGAGATGCTAAGATATCGTAAAGTTTTGTTAAATGATAAAAATATTGATATTCCCAATCTTCAAAACTTACGAATTTTTTACACGGTGTGCGTAAAATATTAGACCTAAAAAAGATATTGAATTTCTTTTGGGATTTAGCAGTAATCTTTGGCTTTTCAACTTCGATTTCTTCAAGTTTTATTTCTTTTTCTTCGGGTTTTTCATTTGCTATTGAGGCCCAACTAGACATTTATATTTAGATAATAATTCTTAAACTCTTTATTTATCCTCTTCATTCTCCTCCAGAGCTGCTATCTCTTCTTCTATTTCATTATCAATTGCGGTCCCGACGTCTTCGACCTTTTCATGGGGTTTTTCATCCTCAACTACTTCTTCAACGACCGCGATGTCGTCACCTGAGTCTTTTTTGAGTTCATTCAACTCTTCAGCTATTTCCGAATCATCAACCTGTTCTTCTTCGATCTCAACTTGACTTTCTGGTTCATCGTCTCCCCCGACCACCAATGAAGACATCATAGGAGCCATCATCGCCATCATGGATTCGATAGGATTAGCTCGCGGTGGCGGTGGTGCTTGCTGTTGTACCGCTTGTTGCTGTTGTACCGCTTGTTGCTGTTGTACCGCTTGTTGCTGCACCGGGCGTGCTTGAACTTGAACTGGCATTTGACCACCTTGTGGTCTAACATTCTTAACGACCTGTGAGACTCTTTGTCTTATAGTTTGATTTTGACCCCTTAAAATTTCTTGTACTACAGCTTCTAAAACATCAGTGCGCGATTTTTGCATCCTGAGCTCGTTTTCTAACTCGTTGATTTTAGCACTTTGTTGATTACTTTTTACAACCACGAAGGCTGTAAGACCGACGATTAAAATAGCTTCAACTACCATGTGTATAATTTGCACTTTAGTAAATGACATGTTTTAAGAAACATGTCATTTTTTAAACCTTGTAACTCAGAAGACAGAAACAAAATTCCATCCCAGTTCTTGAAATAATCGTCTACAGATATCATCATGATATGATTTTCTTTCTACGGTTTTTAGAATGTTGAACTCNGAAATATCACACGGGTGTTTATATTTGGTCAGGAGTTGATATAACACATATTGGTTATTAATGAAATTCTTACGATTAATCTTTTTATCTCCTTTGAAAATTTTTTCATACGTCTCAACTAATTTGTCAAAATCATTAATGATACGACTTTCAAGATGACAAATATCTGGTGGTTTGATTCCTGTTAGTGTGTAATGAATTAAAACAGCATCCTCGTAGTGTTTACTGTTACCTGTTTCTTTTAAGAAAAGCAATACATGAGTCTTAGTGATTTTAGAAAACTTCACATTTTTCTTATTAGACTTGACTAATAATCCATGAAGTGAGAATTGTCTTTCTAAATCGTTGTAAACCTTTTCAGGTATGGTACTATTTTGTTTGCCTTGATATTGGTTAATACAATCTCTGAAATGAATTCGTTTGTCGTATGTATATTTGGTTCCAACATTAACTCTTTCTACGTCCTTGTAAGATGAAGAAGTTGCGGCTATTTGTGTTTCGAAACCACAAGACGTACACACCTTATAACCATCCAATTCAAGAAAATCATTCTTTTTACAATTGTCGCAGATTTCTTGATTATTTTCCAATTTAATAACTGGTATTTCTAAAAAGTTATATTTTTTAGACACGTCTAAAAAGTTTTTAACAATAGTAGATTTGTTATCCACGTCTTCTTCCACTACAACACCCATAAATGAGACTTTTTTTGGTTTTCTTAATATTTTTTCGAATTCTTCTATTAGTTCTGCCGTTTCCATAAGATAAAAATTTTTGCTTCTATTTGATTGTATGTCTTCTATTTTAGTTCTTAATTCTTGTGTGGCATTTTGTAACATCGTCAGTGTACTATGAAGATGATGAGGTTGAGCAAGCAATTGGTCCAACGTATTTATTTGATCTTTATACGTTTCGATATTTTCTTCTTCTTGTTCAAACATAGATAACATTTTTTCGTGTAACTCTAAAATGTCTACCTCATTCTTCGCCATTTTGTATTATGCTCTCTTATTTAAATCACGGTTTTAATTATGGTGGTAATTTTTACCAATTTCTCTAGATCTGTATTAAGTAATTTTTTTTAAAATTTTTTCTTGTGCCTAATAAAACACAATGGCATCAATATGTACTTCTAATCTTACCTCAGGTTTCATCGATCTTGCTACGTACGACGAGCAGGAGAAATATATGTATGGTGGTCGCCACGCGACCGCTTACTTTGTTCGCGAGACACGCAAGTCAACCTGGTTCACTCAGGTTCCTGTTGTCTTGAGCAAATGCAGTGGCTCCCCTGCTTTTGGTCAAGAGTGGTCAGTTCAGATCTCCCGCGCTGGTGATTACTTGCTTCAAACTTGGCTTCGCGTCGAGCTTCCTGAAGTCTGTGTCACTTCATCGACTAAAGTCGGCGAAGGCACCAACAACACAACCGCTATCGCTTGTGTCGGTATTCGCTGGACTCGTAACTTGGGTCACGCGCTTATCCGTGAGTGCTGCTTGACTTTCAACGACCTTGTGGCTGCTCGTTTCGATAACTACCACTTGGACTTCTGGTCTGCCTTCACCACCCCTGCTTCCAAGCAGAACGGTTATGACAATATGATCGGTAACATCGGTCAGCTTGCTGGTCTTGGTGATGTTCACGTCCTTCCTGCGTCTGTATTGAACATTCCTCTGCCTTTCTTTTACACCCGTGACAGTGGTGTCGCTCTGCCAACAGCTGCCTTGCCATACAACGATATGCGCATTCAGTTCCAGTTCCGTAATCTTGGTGAATTGTTGATCGCTGATTTCTGTGAGTTGCCAACAGCTGGTGCTACGGGCCAGGCTGGTGGCGATGCTTATGGCTCGCAACGGAGTATTTGCCTCGACCAGTCTACCATTGGTTCGTTGCCAAATCCTTTCGGTACAGTGACTAATTACCTTGCACCTCGTCCAGTTGGTCAAGGTAATGCCAGTGATCAGAACAATCAGTTTGGTATTGTTAATAAAGGCGACGGCTTCACTCAATGGAAGTTTTGCAACGGTTCATCACCCCAGCTTGGCTCCGTCTGTGTATGGGCCAACTACGCTATCGTTTCCAACGACGAGCGTAAGCGCATGGCATGTGCTCCTCGCGATATTCTTATCGAGCAGGTACAGACCGCACCTCCATGTGGTTTCAACCCAAAGAATGTCAACACCCCAGAGCAGTACGACATTCGCTTCTCGCACGCCATCAAGGTTCTTTTCTTCGCTGTGCGTAAC